TGACCAGGCAATAGTACATCTGGCCATCGATGGTATACGTGGCCTCAATCAAGCCAACCTTCTTGGTCGGGTCTTCTTTGGCATCGTCAATCATTCGTTGCGGAATGTCGGCGTCCGGCCACTCGCGCTGTATCACATTGAACGGTCGGTTCAGCTTGCGATACACCGTATCCGGCACCCCATTGGGGCCTTCGTCGAAGCAAATATGATAGCTTGGAATAGCCGTGTAGCGTATCGGCGTTAGAGTATCACCGGGTTGTATCAGCATAACCGAGGTGCCGACCGCAAGGTCAAGCAAGAACTCGCCCATAGCCAGGTCAAAGCCTGATTGCATCATCACGGCAAACATCTTCTCGGTGTAGAAGTCTAGGACTTGCTGGGCCTCAATCTTTTGCTCTTCGGGTATATCATTGCCCGGTTGCAAACGGCACCAAGGACGCTGGGGAGGAAACAGCGAGGACTGAATGCGATTGGCAAAGCGGGCGGTCGAGTGAATGGCGGTTGAGTCAAAGACACGGCGCATCTTGTTTTGCCCAGGTGTGCCGCTTTCCGCGTAGCCATCGTAGAGATTACGCATTGGAAGGGCGAACTCGTACGCCTCTTCATAGATGCTGCGCCACTCTTCCTTGTGAGCATTGCACCGGGCGTACCGCTTCTTAATGTCCTCGACACTGAGTACCATTACTTACCCTTTTTTACCTTCTTTGTCGGCTTTTTGGGCGGCTTTTTTTGACCGTACATCGTCTTTCACCTTTGTGTGCTTGGGGTTGCGGCGGTATGTTTTCATCATCAGCCCTGTGGGTTGCGGCCAGCACCTAGTATGCGGGAGAGAACTTGCCGACCGGGTCCGGCATCACCGGGTGCCACACCTTGGGCCATCAGCATAGTGCGTCCACCAGTTCGCTTTGCCCGCTTGCGGGCCTGTATCTTGCGCTGTTCATCACGTTCTTGGCGTTTTGCGACCTGTTCTTGCCGAGAAATGGTGGCGTCGGCTTCTTTTTCAGCCACCGATTGAATAGGTGGTGGTGTCCTGCTACTGAATATACCGCCCATCAAACAACCTCCCGTACATGTAGTAATCCGCACCGTCCGGCCCGTAGGACCGCATGGTGCCTTCGCGCTCAAAATAACAGCGTTCTGCCCATGTACAAGCCGTAGCATTTGCTGAGTGTACACTAAATTGCAGCCTTTTTATCTTCATTTGCTTAGAAACGTGGTTAAAAAAGGCCAATGAACCACGATGCAAGGGCACAACCTTGCGCCCAATGTCCGCGCTTGGGATAAGCCAAGCCTCACAAACACCCGGCCATAATTGCCACACACCGAACATTGCGCTAATACCATCACGGTCGAGAACAGAAAACGCCAATCCAGCGTTCGCGTAGGTCTCCAAGTACTGCTTGTAGTCCGCAAACAGTTCAATATTGGCGGCGTCGAACTCGTTTAGTTCGCACATGTCCAAGTGATGGGGATACCAGCGGACCACACGGTTATCCCGTTGCATCCGCATAACCTCGTTAAGTTCAGCTATTGAAAACGTCAAAGTCTAACACCTTTGCTTGCTTGAACGACCCGCCCGTAGGCATCGGGCGTTTCGTCATGATTTTATGCTCAGAACCCAGCAAGCAATAGCCCGCCGCATCGCCAACGTGGCTATGCTCATTTTTGTTTGGAGCGTCCCGAAACCGCTCTTGCCCCGCGCCAATGCTGACCCGCCGGAAATGATACCCGCCGCCAAGAGACTTGCGAACCCGTATGCACTTTCTATCCACCAAGAACCCCGGCTTGCCATCAATCAGCCTACCCATCGGCATGGCCAACGCCTCGCGCCTCGTCTTGAAATCGTTGGTCGCGGTAGGCTGGGCCAAAATGCCGTGCGTCTTGAGGTGGTCAAAGCTGGTGGTCTCAAATATCTGGTCCCTTTGCATACCGGCAGGGTCACCCCACACCAACGTCGAATAGCCAGGGAAACGCGAAGACAGGTCAGCCTTGAGGCTAGAGCAAAACCGTTCTAGGCCCATCTCAAACGTGACCAGTTCGTGCAGGATATGCCACCGGCCATTCTTCAATCTCTGAGCAAACACCGCCGCCGGGGTCAGGCCAAAGTCCAAGCCCACATGTATCGGCAAGGACGGGTCAGGCTCCAAGTCAGCGGTCATCAGGTTATCGTTGAACTCAGGCCATACCGCCCGACCTTCCTGCACAAACGTATACTTGCCCTCAGCATAGCACTGTATCCAATCCAACCGCTTGCCGCCCAGCAATTGCTCATAGTACCCGTCAGGCAAGTTGCCCAAGTTCTCGGCTTTGGGGTTGGTCTGCCACCACTTGCCAGCTTGGAACATGAACCCCTTGGCTTCCGGCATATCGTCGGGCAGTTCCTCCAAGGGCACCTCAAACACGCCACCCGGCTGCTTAAAGAAATCCCAACGAAACTTGCCCCCAGGCTTTTCCTTTTCGCCCAAATGATAATACCAATGGTCGCTGTCCATAGGGTTCGTATCCAAGATAACGCCCCGCCAGGTCGCACCGCCGTCAGCCTTTGTTGGGTATCTGCCGACCCTATGCGTCAGGCCATCCACAATCGATTTCGGCAATTCACGGCACTCGTTCACCCACGCCCCCGTTAGTTCTAGGCTGAGAAGTTTACGCACATCTTTCGGGTCATCCAGCGCCAAGAAGATAACCTCCATATCAATGCCAGCGGCACCCTCTCGGCTCGGCAACTTGATGTGATGCGTGATAGGCGGGCTATGCTTAACCGCCCCAAACGTATCCTCCGGCAACAACTCCAGCCAAGTCTTGAGCGTAGTGGTCTTCAGCATAGGATGCGTGTTGCGGACAATCGCCCAGCGCGAATACTTGATGCCGTCCCTCGGACTAGCCTTCTGAGCAACCGCCCGCCGGAATATCTCGGCACAGCAAGCATACGACTTGCCAGACCCAACCGGCCCCATAATTCCTCTGACAAACGCATCGCTCTTGAAAAACCGCGCCACAGTGGGCGAGGAACTAAAGTTCAACTTTAATCCGGCTACTGGCTTAGACATTGCTTACCCCCGTAACTTCAAAGGGGTCATAAAATCCAACGCCTCTTACCTCAATAATCAATTTGCCGCTTGCATTGAACAAACGCCTATGAGGGTTGCAGTTGCATTCTGCCTGTTTGAACACTCCACAATATTCGTCGTGGCTTATCTCAACATGAAAAAGTTCTTTCTTGCCTCCAGTTTCTTTTTTAATAGCCTTTTCCCAAGCCTTGCGGGCCGCTCGTCTGCTTTTGTATTGGGTCATAGCAACCTCATTTGCTCAAAATTTCAAACGCTTGCTCTTTTAAACCGTAGCCTTCGTGGTAAAAGCTATGCCAATCTTCAGGCGCTGTAGACCGGCGAAGATAGCCACTATCAACAGCCACCCTCCGCATTTTCTTTAAAGCTATTCTTTCAAGCTGCATTACTCGTGGCGCGGAAATATCTAAATGCGTTGCTATTTCGCGGTGAGTTGCATTAGCAAAATACCTTGAGGTTATTATATATTGCTGTTTGGGCGTTAACTCGCTTGTAAATTGGCTTAAAACTTTAACTTGCGAAAGGCGAACCTCATCAGACGTTTCAGCCGAAAGACTCCGCATTTCATCCAAATTAAGCACCATTTCAGCAGATGACTTCTGCAATTGAACCTCGCGCAAATGCTCAGGCCACAAGTCTTCAGGACGCTTTGAAAGCATTGCAGAAACATCTTGAGCCAATCGCGTCCAGCCTTTATCGTTGTAAGGCTTAGTTCTCATTGTGACTAAATTACCAACCGCGCTTTGCGACTCACCCATTTGGCGGCTAAGTTCAGCAGCACTCCCATAAACCTCCCGTATGGCATCTAACAAACGGGCGTTGCGAACCGTCACTTTTAAATTAAAATCACTCATCCTGTCACCTCTCTAAAGTCAGCCGTTTTGCGGATTGCCGCCTCTTCAGGGCACAACTTAAATTCACCGCAAAAGTCATCACTTCTGGTTTGTATGGACCAGCCACTGCGCTCCATTACGTGGATTGTCCTCTCAGAACTGGGAATACTTATCTCTTTGACGTCTTTGTTAGTGACGGGGCGCGTAGGCGGGTAGCGTCTGCACTCGCCATAACTGAAGTGGCCACTGTCAAGTTGGCAACACCACCAAGCGCAATATAAGCAAGTATCACTCATCTTCCTTCTCCTTCCCCGGCTCTTCCGGCATAATCATATCAATTGAAATCACAGACGGCTTATCAACCACCTTCTCGCTATCAAGCAGCCCCGCACTCTTGGCCAACATCTGCATAACCCGCACCTTGTCCACCATCTCAAACTCCATAATGTCACCATGCTGCGTAGGCGTTATCTTCACCTTCTTAATCGCCGCCTTCACATGCTCAGGCACATCCTTGAACGCACGTATCCGCGCCTTGCCGTCATCATCCCACGAAACAACATCAGTCAGTTTCGCAGAGGCTAGGCCAAGCAGTTCTAGGGCAAGCTCATCACGGTGGTCATAGATGATGCTCGACCCACGCAACCGCTTGGTAATCGCACCCATCGCCATCTGTGGCGGGCGAGGACCAGTACGCCCCCGCCTCCTCGGTTTCT